GAGGACCACCAGCTGATCGGCGTCGATCAGGACCGTGTCGCCGAGGCGACCGGCCTTGAGGGCCTGCCCGACCGCATCTATGGGGAGGATGGTCGGGGGCAGAGGGGATTTGCCCTTCAGCTCATGGGAGATCACGCGGTGCCCGTCGGTGGCCACCAGGACGCCTGCAGGGTCCACGTAGATCCCGTTCAAGACGTGGCGGATGTCCCGGGTAGCGGCGAACAGCGAAACGGCGCGGAGCGCGTTGTAGGAAACGGAAATGGTGGTGTTGGTGTCGGTAGACATGGTACGGGTCCTCGGTTGGGGCGCGTCCCTGCGCCGGGGAGAAGATGTTAGGCGGCGTCGCTGACGACCGGCGGCTCTTTGACGACATACCTAGAGATGATGTCGTGCTTGGCGGACGGGGTGATGATGATGGTCCTACGACCCCCATCCTGGGGATACGCCTTGGTGCGGCGTATCTCCACCAGGAACCATCCGCTCGGGAACCTCTCCAAGCGGATGTAGGTCCCGATCACGCTGCGCCCGTGACTATTGGCCCCAGGGCCCGCAGTCGCGAAGACGATTTCGCAGCCGACGAGGTGGTTTCTCATCACCCCGGCATCGAGAAGCTCGGTCTCTACGTCCCGGGCCAGCTGGCTAGGGAAATGCTCGTTGGTGAGGGTGTGGCTGCGGGCGCGGCCGGCGGACTCGTCGAGTGCGGCCTTGATCTCTTCGATGTGGTTGACGTTAATCTTCATGGCATGATCCTCTGGTCTGGTTTGTGGGCGGGTTCTTCCCTCCGTACCCCGGAGGGTTGACTCTATTAGACATTTGTCGAGAGGTAATGTCAAGACAAAACTGCGGAATTTTTTGCCGTTGAGGGGGTTTTGGTACTAAGATACTGAGTGTGTTGGGGAATTTTTTCTTCGGGAGGTGCAGGTGGGACGAGGCGCGAAGCTGCCGAGCGGACTGACAGTGCGACGGGAGCAGTTTGCCGATCTCGTGGGCGCCGGCGTGGAGCCGTTCGATGCGTATACCCAGGCGGGTTTCAGCGCCAGGATGGGCCCGGCTGCGATTCGCACTGCGACGTGGAAGATGCTGAAGGACCCTAAAATACAACAAAGGATCGCTGAAATCCGGGAGCAAGCGAAAGATAGGGTATTGTTATCTCTCGAAGAACACCTCGAAAACCTGCGCCAGATCGCCACCGAGGCGCGCGCCGCGGGTCAGTACGGTGCGGCAGCCGCTGCGGAGAAGAGCCGCGGACAGGCGATCGGCCACTATGTCGTCCGCACCCGGGAAGAAGGGAAGCTCACGATCGTGATCCAGGGTAAGGACGCCAAAGCCTAGCCCATCTATATAGTATGCCCCCACCCCTCGCCCCCGTCGTCCAGCTCCCCACCGCCCGGGCCGCGGGGGGCACCGACTTTCGGCTCACAAAGCGCCAGGACCTGGCGCAGGACGTGCTGATTTCTGACGCGCGCCATGTCTGTCTGGCCGGAGGGGGTCGATCGGGGAAAACATTCCTGATCATCCGGCAGATCATTTTGCGGGCGCTGATAGAGGACGGCTCACTGCACGCGGCGTTCCGGTTCCGGCGCAATGCGATCGAGGCCACGATTTACCAACAGACATTACCCAAGGTCCTCGATCTCTGCTGGCCCGGGCTGCGCCAGGTGCTGGACTGGAACAAAGTTGATCTGTCGGTCGGGTTTCCGAATGGCAGTTGGATATTTCTGGGGGGCCTGGACGATAAGGAGCGGACGGAAAAAATCTTAGGAAGCGAGTTTGCAACACTCTACTTCAATGAGTGTTCGCAGATCCCCTGGTTCAGTCGCAATACCGCCATTACCCGCCTCGCGCAAAAGTGTAAAACATTGAAGCTCAAGGCGTTCTATGACCTGAACCCAAACGCTAAGGGCAGCTGGGTGCATCGGCTGTTCATCGATCACGTCAACCCTGAGACCAAACAGCCGCTGACCAACCCTGAGAACTATGCTCACTATTTTATCAATCCCATTGATAATATCGATAACATTGATCCCGAGTACATCAACGAACTGCGGGATCTGCCTGAGCGCGATCAACGCCGGTTTTTGTACGGGCAATACGCCGACGACACGGTCGGCGCCCTCTGGACTGAGGACCGGCTGGCGCTGACCAGGGTGCTGGGGCGCGAGGGCACTCTCCCTGATTTTCTGCGGGTCATCGTGGCGGTGGACCCGTCCGGATCTCGCGGTCCTGAGGATACGCGCTCCGATGATATCGGGATTACGGTGCAGGCCCTTGGTGTGGACGGGCATGGGTATCTGCTGGAGGATTTGACCGGCAAATACCGCCCCGAGGACTGGGGCCAGATCGCTGTAGATGCATACCGGCGGCACAGTGCCGACCGGATTATCGGCGAGGTCAACTACGGTGGAGACATGGTGCGGGCAATCATTCATGCCCAGGATACCGCAGTCCCATATTCCGAGGTCTGTGCCAGCCGCGGCAAGGTGATCAGGGCTGAACCTATCAGCTCGCTTTATGACCAGGGCAAGCTGCACCATGTCGGGTATTTCCCTGAGTTGGAGGATGAGCTCCAACACTTCACGGTGTCTGGCTACACCGGCCAACGCTCGCCCAACCGGGCCGATGCGCTGATCTGGGGCTGGACCGCACTATTCCCGTCACTGGTCAAAAAACCGGAAAATCAGAACTGGTCGCCGCCCCCAGTAAACACCCGGGCGCACAGCGCCTCGCAGTATGTGCGGCGGGTCAATAGACGATAGGAGGCGATGATGTCAGACTTTTTTGCGCGATTGAGCATGTCATCCGGCTTTAGCGTGCAGGAGCTGATGCATGCGTACACAGGGTCCGCGGCACGCATTGCCGCAGCCGTGGAGGTCTACGGGGTCAATTATGATCTGGACGCCAACGTGATCGAGGGGCTGCGCGGCTATGGCGGGGATCACGTCTTTCCGGCGAGTGCTGAGGCACTGTACATATCGTCATCCAATGCTGGCGACGATACCACGATTACTATCCTGGGCCTCGATGCGGACGGCGCTTCGCAATCGGCGGACGTGGTGCTCGTGGGTCAGACCAAGACCGCGGTCACCGGCACCTGGCTGCGGGTGTTCTCGATGTCGAACACCGGGGCGAGCGATCTGGCCGGCGACGTATACCTTTACGTCGATGACACCTTGACAGCAGGGGTGCCAAACACCCCCGGCAATGTGCGGTGCTACATGGAGGCCGAGGACGGGATTTCGGAGCATGCTGTCTACACCATCCCCACCGGATACGTGGGTTATATGATGCGGTATTCCGGCACCGTAGAGACGAGCGGCGTCAGTGGCGAACTTCAGGTCTACGTGAGAGCACGGGAGAGCGGCAAAGCGTGGCGAGAGATCGGGCACGTGTCGTTCAAGACCGATGGCCTCTCTTATATCGATGCTGATGCACTGCTGCCCCCACGATTACCTGCAGGGACCGACATACAGATGCTGGCCAAAGCGAATGTAAACAATATCTCTGCCCATGGGCGGGCGTTGATCGTGCTGTTCGAGGCCACAAACTGAGAGGTGCAAGATGAGACGGATAATTGACGGTGGGATGTGGTGGAATCGGAGGTTGGAGGGGCCGATGACACCTGCCATGATTGCCGCTATAGGTACAGTGATTGGCGCGGGGGCCTCGATATACGCCGCCACCCGCAAACCCAAGACCCCCGGCCAGAAGCCTACGGCCCCGACCCCGGATGACGAAGCCACTCGAATGGCAATGGAACGGGAGCGGCGGCGCCGGCAGGCGGGGTATGCGAGCACGGTGCTGCAGGGGCCGGGCACCAACAACGTTTTGGGATAGGAGAACATCATGTCTAAGCTATTTGACCCGCTGGGGATCGCCAGCAAAGTTATCGGTGGCGTCAAGAAGGGGGGAGGCGGCGGCCGCGGGCGGGGAAAAACATTGCTGCCCAGCGACCAGCGGCAGGTTCCCGCGCGGAACCTGCAGTCTGCATACGCATCCGAGATAGGCACTGAGCGCGTCACAACGATGCTGAACAACAAGCTGGGGTGACCTATGGCCAAGAAATCAGTGC